AGTAAGACATATCCAAATTATAAAGTTCAATGATATCTAATTGACCTTCAAAATCATCCCAACATTCATCAAGTACCTTGAGTAGCTCTAAAACGTCATGAATATTGTAAAATTTTGTTTGCTCAATTTCTTTTTCTGTTAATGGTCTATCAATATTAAAATCTACTTCGGTTTCTCTAATATCATCTCCCATAAATGCTTCTAACTGTTTTAACGACTTATCTTTCAGAATTGCATCATAGTCATTTAAAGGATAATTCCTTGAGTTTCTAACTACTTGAAATGGTTTTTTACCCTCCTTAATCAACTTGTCATTTATGTATCCAACATTCATTCCATCCAAAATAGCTTTAAATATACCTGTATCATATTGCCTACCGTTATATGAAACAAAAATCTCGTTATTGTGTTTTTCATAAAATTTAACAAGATTTTGTCTATTATTAATAATGGTGATGATATTATTTCTATATGAATAATTGATAAAGGTAACACACCACCAATTAATTTTTGAGTACACCTCAAAGTCATATCCCCAAATTTTATTTTTATCTATCAATCATTGCTCATCCCCTTTAACAAAATCCAAAGCCTTGTATTCTATCACCTTTATGAAAAATCCAATCATCAACTAATACCTGTGCAGTTTTATTACACTTCATATCAATAGAAAATCTACCAACTATATCAAATTCGATATTTTCACCTACATTTAATATTTCTTTATACAATGCAGCTAATGAAGTTCCCTTTGTTTGTTTTGTAAACTTGATATTATGATATGTAAATTCTATTTTATTCTGTTTTGAACCTATTAAGTTTAAATTGTATTTATTACATGGAACATTTTTAATATAAAAAATAGGCTCTTGTACTGTAGTCCCCCATATATAATTATACTTAGCAACATTTTTAATAATCTGGTCATGTAATTTATCTGCATCATATATATTGTAAACATGATATGTTGGTTCATCAATTCGATTCATAGTTGATAATAGTTGAAATAACTTGTTGGTGTTTTCAAAAGATATTTCACATCCAAATGCTCCTGGATGTCCATCTACCATATTAAATAAGCCTGTATCTTTACACCATTTATTAAAATCTAATATTTCACACTTGTCATAGCCTCGTCCACTTCCCTTGCATATATCATCTTTTCTTCTCATTAATAAACATGGTCTTTGATACTGATCTGATAATCTATTTGCAATCAGTCCAATAGAATTACTATCAACATCATCTCTAGCATTGCATATCAAAATCGGTAATTTATCCATTTTATATTTTTCAATCTCTTCAGATAGTATATCCGCACTTTCTTCTGTCATTTTTTTCTGTTTTCTATTTGAAGATTGGCAAGCCTTTAAAATATATTCCTGAATGGTCATAGTAACTATTCCTTTACCTTTGACTTTTCTTTCTAACAGTTTATCGGAATTACATAATGCCTCAAACATATAGCATTTATCTTGATATTGTCCCAAACGTATCATAGAGTTTATTAAAGGACAAACGTAAAACCCTATTCCATTGATTGTTACCGTATTATTCATTGAATACATTTGAGCATCTACAAAAATAGAAATTAATTTATTCTTATTTGTCTTATTCTTTATTTGATCTAATCCATTTAAAATCAAATATCTTGTCTGTAAATTTAAAGTATCTGCTCTATCGCCAATCATTCCAAGCGCTACTAAATCCAGATAATCGTCTGCATAATCAACACCATAATATTTATCCAACAGTTTTGTGAATTTATATGTAATACCAACTCCTGTCATAGCTTTATCTGTAACTCTTGATGAATATTGATTATTTACAACAATTGCTGGATTATTAGGGACAGAGTTATCTTTATTTTTAATATTATGATGATCTAGGATAATTACTTCTTTACCACTTTCTTTTAACTTTTTACACTCTTTCACATCCCCAGAACCGGCATCTGGAATAATTACTAATTTTGCATTATCTAAAAGCATGAAATCTACAACATCTTTTAAACCATGTATCTTTCCTTTATGAATAAAACACCTTATTTCTATTGATGGTTTGATTCTTTTTATATATTGATAAATGTTTGCTGCCGACGTATAACCATCGCAGTCACAGTCAACCAGTAAATCTATCACATTGTTATTTGAAATATGATTAGTAAGAATATCTCTTGCTGTTTCAATATTATCAAATAGTAACTCGCTTTCTGTATTCTTTATAGTTGGATGAAGAAAGGAGTTAATATCTGTTATTCCTTTCAATCTCAAAATATCTTCAAGTTCATTTCCGAATCTTATCTTTCCAAGTACATCAATTTTAAAACTCAATAAATCTCTCCTTTTTAAGTTTTTGATGTTATTCCTATATACACTTTTCCATTCAATAAATTTTCATGTTTGTAAACTTTGCATTTTTCCTTTATTTTATTCACCTCATTTAATTATTTGTAGGAACATATATTTTTTGTTTCATTAGCTGTAATAAAATGTCCTTTCCTCTATCTGTTGGAGAATCTTTATAATTTAATAAATCATTAGAATCCCAAATTACACTTACACAAAAATATGCAGATAATTTATCAATAATTTTATCTTTTATGTGTTTAGCCCATTTCTTACATTCTTCAGAGTCCAATGTTTGATATTGCTTATCTAATGCAATTATTACTTCTCTTACACCAAGATTTAAAATTAATCTATGTTGATAATCCGTAAGATTACTCCCACATAAAGCAACTGTAAAATTGTCTTCCCCAAACATTGTGTCAGTTTGGAATACTGATTTTTCAGCTTCTACTAACATAATTTTTCTTTTTGTCTGAATCGCTTTCATATTATGATTCAATCCAAATAGATTCTGGCCAAGAGAATGATTATAAAATTTTCTACCAACTTTAAACGGAGTATATTTCCCAAATAATTCTATATCTTCATTTACTAAAGAACGTCCCCTCACCCCTATTAGTTGATTATTTATATCAAAATGAGGAATAATAATTTTTTGCTGCCATGTAGAATACATAATATTGTATTTCTCCATAGTATCAATTGATATCCCATCTTTGATCCAATCCTGAGTGTATAACTTTTGAAATATTCGTAAAATATTTTTATCATATGGAATCAAAGGTTTAGCTTCTATTTCTATTTCTTTTTTGCTTATTCGTTTATACTTTCTGATGAACTCCCAATCTGAGATTTGTTCTTGCTTTCCAAATCCATATTTACAATTATCAATATTCAGTTTTATACATATCCAATTGATTGCTTTTTGAAATTCTTCCTGCTCATAACCTTTAAATCCCATAACAACTCCAATAATATCCATTTGTCCACATTCCGTATAACAATGAAAACTCTTCGAGTCTTTATAATAATACAATTTAGGTTTTGTCCCATGATGACATATAGTATTAGTAATCCACATATTATCATCTTCGTAATAGAAAGTTGCCCCCATTTCAGTAAGCAACTCTCTAATATCTTCTTCAGATAACTTCTCCTTTAATTCTTGGGCGGTCATATAAATACCTCCCTATACTGTAGTCTTTGATAATTCCATTGCTAATTCTGATCCAGATATTGCTTCATCACCCTCAATAATATGTACCTCTCCAACATCTTCAAAAGAGAAATTAATAATTGTCTTCTCAATATCTGGAATCAACTGATAATTATAATCTGTAACAAAACAATCACTTTCTCTCATAGTTCCCAGATTCAATTTTGTCCATATTATAATCACCTTCCATTTTCCACCACGATTTTTGAAGATATAATATGCCATATTAGGAACCAATGTTCCAAACTTTCCTTCTGATTCTAATATTGGTTTTAATTTTTTGAGGTCTTTTTGTGTAACAGGTAATGCAAGAATTCCACCATCTGCTTTTTCAATAATAGCCTTTGATCCTTTTAAGGCTCCAGCGTCCTTACTATTTTCGTCTTTGTACGTATCATTGAGCTGTGTTGCAGAGCCGAGATATATATTAAATTTATTTGCTATAGATTTTAATGAAGCACTGAATAAAAAGAGAATTTGATGGGTTGCTAACCTAGTGTGTGTTTTATTGTAATAATACTCATATAAAGATGGAGAATCGTTGATATAATCAAAGAAACACGCATAAATGCCATAATTAATGATGTATCTTTCAATAGTTTCTGTTATTAAATCTATTGTGAAATCCGGCATATACTCAATGTAATATTCATATCTTTCTATATATTCCGCCGATTTATCTAAAACCTGTTCTTCTTCTTTGGTTATGCTATCCCATGTTTCAATTCTTTCCTGATCTATCCCACTAACATGAGCAAGAACAATATCCTGAATTTCTTCCTTCTCTAATTCTGTAGATATAAATAAAACTTTTTGTGCTTCACCAGTAGAAATCCATTCGTGCTTATTCCAATCATAGATTCTATCAGATACCATATTGCAGCCATCAGCAAGAGAACTTCTTGATTTACCTCCACCACTTATAGAACTTCTGATGATAAACTTCTTACGTCTCATCCCTCTATATACAGTAGTAAGATATCCTGATTGGAACGGATAACCATATGTATTTTCTTGTTCTTTATGTTCTTTTAACCTGTTTTTTATATCATCTCCAACTTTAAATGCATAATTATCTCCAAAAACATTTTTCCACATAGATTTAAAATCTAAAAATCTATTTGTGAAAGCATTTAATACATCAGAACTGGTCAATTCGTTAAATTTTTCAATCTTACTTTCGTCTGACTCATCATAAATAAAGGTAATATCCATTTTAAATTCTTCAAATGCGTTTCTTATAATAGAATACTTTCGTACATCGTCATGATATTTACCAATGTTCATCAGCTTATCAGAAGCCATAGAGATTGCTTCTTCTATATAATCCCAACCATTATTATTTTTCCACAGAGAAGTTGCTGTCGCTATTTGTGCTATCTCATTCTCTATATCAAGGGAAGAAATTTTTTCAATATTCCCTTTTTTAACAATGTTTACTAATGCTCCCCATATCATCTTATGAAAATTTTCTGGATAGTCATTTGCATTTGTTACAAATTTTTCATCTAAAACGAATCGTGGATTAATACAATAACACCCGAATAATAAAAATATTGCTTTTTTATCTACCTGTTGACCAAAATTAATGTGAGTCACTACCTTCCAATAAATTTTCTAAATTAACAAGTAACGAATTTGTGGTTATTCTATTTATGTTATTTTGCTTAACGACTTTAGTCTTTAGTTCTACATTTTTTAACTTTTTCATTTGATTTTTAATCTGTTCTTGTTGTGAGTAATAGCCACTTGCTTCTTCATAAAAATGTTTCACTAAAGCAACTCCGTATTTTTCAATTAGCTGTTTTCCTAATATTTCTTTGTAATACCATAATGTATAGGTCATGGCAGCATAAGACCAGCCAAAATCTGTTTTCATATCCTTTATCTGTTTCAGCATAAGTCCTGTAGGTCTTTGAATTTCATAATTTAAACATATAAATTCTATTAACTGTTTATACTCATCACTTTCTTGCAAAATCTTTTGATAACATTCTTCGCAATATGTTTTTGAAGCATGAATATATCTTTCTTCTGGTTGTAATTTTCTACCACAATTTTTACATATTGATAATCTTGCCATATGCACCTACTATACGCAAAAGGGAGGGGAAACCTCCCTTTACCTTCTCAATTTATCTTAATATTGAACTTCTTAATAAGTTCTTCAAGTTCCATCACAATTACTTTTGTTAGGTCAAGCTGTGTATCTCTTAAGGTGTCAAACATCTTTACATTTCCGTTCTCGTCAAGTCCGAGGTTTTTCTGCAATATTGCTGTTGCTTCAGCTAAATGACCATTGGATGCTAGTAAACCTCCTAATTCAACTCCCCTTGATTTGATAGATTCAAAATCTTCAACTGGTGCTGTCTTATCAATAGTTTTTTCTTTTGTTATAAAATCTTTACCTAAACCTTCAACAGCCTTTGTCCATACAGATTTCAAATCTTTAACATTGATTTTATCTGGTAAACCAAATGTATCTTTAAGATCGGGATACTTATCAGATTTTTTAAAAGTGATAAACCTTTCTCCCTTCACATCGGTATACATATAGCCTACCAAGAAAGCTGCTTCTCTACAGTATGAAAAAGTATTCTTATTTAACTTTAGAGAATCACTCTCTTTCTTTGTATCAAAATCTTTAGAATGACTTGACTGGGCAATAAAATGGACAGTATAGCCAAGACTCTGAATTACACCAATATTTCTTAAAGCACTTTTGAAACGTAATGCCCCTTCACCGTAACCACCAACATCTTTAAGAATTTCAGCATCCCTATTTTCTAATACATATCTCTCACAGAACTCCTCATATTTATCCAAGGTATCAATTACGATACAGGAAAACTTTTCTTTTAATACAGGATTTTTCAACTGACCAATAACTGATTTAAAATCAGACATTGTATCAATCTTAACTGCCATAATACCTGGGATATTCTGAAATCTATCTTCAAATTCTAAGAAAAACGGTTCCTTATCAGGAATTAACTCTTTCAAGAATTTCATAAGCGTAGTTGTTTTGCCGACACCTGTATCTCCCATAAGAACAGTTGAATACTGAGTTAAATCTATAGATACCTTATTGGGTGTTAAATCTAACAAATTTCCAATCATAAATTATTTATTATCTCCTCTATAATTAATCTTTGCTAATCACCTATCTGAGATTCCTCAGATAGGCTTCGTGTATAATTAGTGCTGTGCAAATGGATTATATGTAATCTGTGGAGCTGGTCTGCTTGTATCTTTTTCAAATCCTGCCGCTGTTTCTGTTTCACCTGTATTTCCACTTTTAATTTCTGCTAATTTAACTTTCCGTTTTGTCTTTAATGCATCTACAATTTCCTGAGTAAGTTCATACTCAAAAATTGTACTAACTGCTGTACCAGATTTGATTTCATTCTTACGAATATAACTTTTTACTTCCTTTTCAATGTCTGTACCAAATGTAGCTTTTTCTACCTGCTTAGTAATTTCAACAGAATTAATTATAGTACCGACAAATTTTGTAAAAGCACCTTCGTAATATCCAGCCTGTCTAAATGCGTTAGCCATAGACTTATCAACTACCATCTTTATAGGAATAAACTTATCTGCTGAATAAACTGCATCTTTGCCGAATCCATCCGTAGTTTGTCCAATAGCATCCATAATTACTATTAGATTCCCACTAGGAACATTTTTAATGACCTCTTCTTCAATTTTTTCAATAATTCCTTCTACTTCAAACTTTGCTTCTAATACAGTAGAATCATAATCTTTTGGCTCAACCTTATTAATAAATCTTGCGGAAATAGTATTTGTAGAAACTATATTCCCATCATTTCCCTTAAAATCATTATCTGTGAACATACCATCTGTAATAGAAATAATATCTGGATTTTCGCCTTCTGAACAATGCTCAATATCCTTCAAATGATTCCTTGCATCCATGTACTTCTGATAAAAATAACTCTCTTCTGCTGTGAAATTTTTATTCTCATCCTTTTTAAATTTGTAAGCAAAAAATCTAATCTCATGTTCACTATTGTCGTCTGTTCTTAACACAAGACTGCCACCAATAGCATCTTCACCTTTTTTAGTTTGAAATTCTTCAAGAGTACTCTTTACTAATTTACCTGTTACTATTACTCTGTTTATTAATTCTTTCAATTTAATATCCTCCTGTAAAATAAAATTATTTAAAAGTTTTTTCTTTTTATATAATATCAACAGTCCTCACAGACTGGAACATGGAGTTAACTCTATATTAAACAGTGATTTATGGCAAACTTTAACCAAGGGTATGCTGTTTACCACCCAAAACTGATATAACGGTTAAATTGTAATTGTGGAAATTTTCTATGATTTTTATTTAGATTTTGTTTACTTAATTATTCTTTATTCCATTACTCTCTATAGTTATAAGCCAACTATCTAATTACGCTCAACCCTTTGCCAGAATATTCTGTACAGTTAATATTTACTAATAAAGGTAATTCCAATTTATCTACATCACTAATAATCTTTTCTATTTCTTTAATAACATTCTCTTGATATTTACATACATTTGTTTTATTATAATTCCTACAATTATTGTTATTACTTATTTGTATATTCACTAACTCACCTCTTTAAATTCCTGTATAATGTTTTGACTATCTCAATTCCATTAAAGTAATTTTCAGAAAATAGCCCCTAATTTATCATTATTCAAAATGAAAGTAATTCTATTTAAAACATTTTCATTAAAATTTACTCGTTCTAATAACATATTAAATAATTATTTTAATAAAAATGTGTCATGAATTTTTTAATATGTGATAATACTTGATCTGTTAATATATTCTATATTATTTTTGCATACAAAAATGGTGTTATGTCATTATAATCAAGTAATTCCTCTTCCAAATATAGTTTTTTACATTTAATATTAAAATCTAATCCTTTTTCTATAAAGTTTTCCTTTACTCATTTTGGTTTCACAATGTTCGTACATTCATCAATTACTCTCTGAACTAACCATTTTTCATTATCACTTAACATCTCATTTTGAAATTGCTGGGATTTATATGTTTCAAAAGTTTCTATAACTTTATCCACATCATAAGCAGTCGGCATTTTTCCGATTACTCTCATGATATCTAAAAGGGTTCCATAGTTTTTTGGTATCTCTGGATTCTGTTTGATATCTTCAATCAGTTTCAAAACGGAACCTTTAGTAACTAAATCATTTTCCATATCCTTACCTTTCATAATTTATTTTTGTTTGCAAACTTATTTTTTCCATTATAAATCTAATGATTTTAAACTATGTTATATATATACTTTCATAGACAATACTAGCTTTTAATTTACCAATATTTGTTTTAAAATTACTATTACTATTTAATAAATGCTCATGCCTTGAATAAATGTTCTTTGGTACATTCTATGTATTATTTTTTCATCACTAATGCCATCAAAGGACAACACAAATTTCTTAACCAATTCCAAAGTCTTTTATAATAAACATAAACTGAGTGGGGGCAATTAATAAATTCATTCCATAAATCAATTAGATTACTATTTAAGTTACTACATATATAATGATTTACTTTTATATCGCTATCTAACAATCTTCTGAGAACTGAAGCACTCCACAAAACGATTCATAGTATGTATCTATTTCTTTAGGAAAACATTTTAAAATACTTTCTGCTTGACTCAGTTTACTTTCACTCTATTTAATTACTGGTTCGTGCATTAAACTACTAAGAGCGATTAATCTTTAAGGCTACCATCGCTCTTTTCGCTTTATAATTCTTCTTTTAAAGCTCTAATTTTATTACTTATTTAATAATATTTCTGATATCATTACCATCAATTTTATTACCAATACTATCCCACCCTTTACATATATCTCTAGCAAATAGCTCTACTCTAGGTAAACCTCCACATAATGAAACGATTCTATCTCTGATTTCAGGAGGTTTAGCACTATGTATTGTCTTTGGATATTGTATAACTTGTTTTACATTTCTTGCCTCTCTCCAATACTTACCATTTCTAGCTATTAAACAATATTCTGCATTAGAAATAGTATATTTACCTAATCCATCTTCTCTTATAGCAGACATATCATTTAACATTTTTATCCATACAAATCCTACAGTTGCATACTTAAATCCCCAAGATTTAATCACTTCAAAAGCTTTTTCAAGAAAAGGTGATGTGACCCAAAGAAACAAATAGCAATCATTAGCTGCAATATTTTGTATTGGTAAACTACAAATGTCTTTAAACTTCATAACATCATAATGTTTGTCTGCTATCCCCCAAAATTTTCCATTTAGATTTTTTGTATTACCATAATCCCAAGGAGGATCTGCATAAATAATATTATATTTTTTGTTATTCATTATCAGTAAAAGTAGGTATTTCAATTAAATATCTACGCTTTATTTTCCTCTCTAAAATATCAATTCTGAATTTATTATACTGCAATCATTGGATAATTCTTTAAGTCGCTTTCTCTAACAAAAATTCTTCCAAAATCGTTTTCAATTTCCAATATATAATACTTTTTAATCTCCAAAATTTTATGTACCTCTTAACTGTTCCTATTGGAATAATTCCACTTCATATGAAAATACTTCTCTGCTATCTCAGGATATTTACTCAAAAACTTTTCATAATATCTCCACGATGAACCTTTTTTATTACCATCTGCTAGGTATGAATCAAAATCCATTTTATACTTCTTATAATTTTTATTACTCATACCCCTTGCCATACTATATTCAGCAAAACTCATTTTACGGAATAAACTGGGCTGATTACACCAACTTGCAGCATTGATATAAATTCCTTTATATGGACTTAGAACATAATCTTTAAATCTCATTACATATGGTAGACACCCGTAGGTCATTAGAATCTTAATTCGTTCAAATAAATCTTCTATATCTTTTACCCAGAACTCCTCATCATAAACTCCTATGTTGTCATGATTATAACCACAAAATGTATAGAATTTAATTTGATTATTAGTATATTTCCTTATCATATGAAGCTTTTTCTCTATTATCTCTCTATCTTTAATATTATCAAATGCAAATATTCTATCACCAATCCATTTTGACTTATTAAACAGTATTTCACATTTTTCATCTGTCAAAAGTCTCTCATCACAACCTTGTTTAAACTGAAATTTCTTACCAGTTGCAATGAGTTCCTCAAATATACTTCTCCAATCTTTACATGCTAATACATTGTCATCAAGTAAGCATATATAAGGTCTATCATTATCAAGAAATTCTGATAAATTACTATGTACTTCACACGATTTGTAATTTTTATTTACACAGAAACTACATTGTCTAATACAACCCCTTGAAAGAAAACCTATTGACCAATCAAGATAATAAGAAAAATCTTTCCTTTTATGACCCTCTTTTAATTTTTCATTTACCCACTTATCATATAAATGATAATCTGGCATATGATGCTCTACTTCATCAAGAAGCTTTGGAGCTTTATCATAAAAGAATCCTGTACCCCCATATTCTACATTTGGAAATTCCAAAATTTTCTCATCTATTGGTGTATCAGTAAATATTTTAGAAATAAATACTTTGTCATATCCTAGTAAGTCTTTATAGTCTATTTTCAGTTCCACTTTAGCACCAAGTTCTTTATAATAACCTGACAATTTCATACAAACTAAGTTTGGGAATCTATGATTACTCCTACTTATTAAATCTGCATCTATAATTGCTATTTTCAATATAATTCAGAAGTAAAGTGCACTTTTCTGTCATGACAAACCTCTTTACCTCCTATATTTTATTTTTCATCATAATATTATCGTAGAACATACTCCTAACATTATACTAAATATTTGATTATCTAACTTTAAAAGTTAATAAAATAAATTCCTATCGATATATATTTAACCATTCTTCATTTTTACATTTCTTATTTCTGCTAATTCCTCCTTTATCTCCATTAAAATTTAGTTTAATTGCCTCCTCCGAAATTTTTTCCTTTTCAGATACAAATATAGGACTTAATGTTTTTTGAAATAATTCACCTAAAAAATCATTCAAGTTAAAATTAAAACCATATTTTGTACTATTATAATATGGTGGATCTATGTATATAATACAATTTTCCGTTGGTATAATTTGCAATATAGTCCAAATGTCATCATAAATACACTGAATTCCAATACACTTTTCAGAAATAACTTTTATTCTTTTACATAAAATATCTATCATAGGTTGCATTGGATTAACAGGACTTCTCCTTTTACTTGTAGCTGTTGGTTGCCAATAATTTCTAAATGACGTATTTTTCCATTCGTTATTTTCCTTCCAAATTTGTTTACCACCAAATGATGCTGCTTGTAATAAAATATATTTATAACACTCATCTATATCTGCATTTTCTTTTGATAATTCTTTAATATATTTTTGTATTTTTGTTTTATCTCTTGGAACTATATCTGCATATGTTAAAAACTTTTTATATAAAAAGCTACCATCTCCAATCATCTATAATAATATTTTCTGGCTTAATACCTCTGTTCATTAGTTCAAGGCTAATAGCACCTGAATCACTACATAAATCGAAAAATTTTGTGCTATCATTAAATGTTGTAGTACTTAAAATATAGTCAACAATTTCTTTTGAAACTCTTTGTTTACCTCCCTGATATGAACATGGAGGTAATATAGTATTGTTTTTCAATAATTAGTACCTAAAGCGGTTGCAACCTTTAAAGCTAGCTACTAATTTATCCTTTCTACATTAATTCATATTTCGGATCTAGCCTCTTGTACTGTAATCCTTTATACCAATCTGGTACTTTACTGCAAATTGATATTGGGATAATATTAGGTCTTTCTAACTCTTTTAACTTTACGAAGTAACTTGTGTATATCATTGACACTTCTTTACTAAACTCATTGCAATTCATTTTTATAGTTATTATAATTATAGTATTATAGTTTTAAGGAGGTTGTTGTTTATGAATGGAAATAACCCTATTTTCAATTTTCCTGTTCTTACAGATTGGGACGACCTGTCTAATTGTCCATTTGCAAGAAAATGTTGGGTAAACCCTTCTAGTGTTAATGAAGAAAAATCTTATGAAAAAGGTGACTTTCTTCGAGTATATTGTGAACACGATGGCAAATGGTGCGATGCAGAATTTGGAGTTGATTATTGTACTATATGTAACCACCACCTAAATGAATAACTTTTTGCATAGCCTTTTATAATATATAAGAGGCTGTAGTTTTTACTTTAAAATGAATTTGCAACTAATAATTTGTAATTAATACTTCTACATCTTTACTTTTGTCTTTCTTTTGATAATTACAATTACTATAATTACCAATCAAATAGTGAACATCATATTTATTTTTCCATTTTTCCAAAAGTGGATTATCGTATTTTAAATTATTACTCAAGGCAAATTTAATTCCTTTATCATTAAGTAAATCTAATATAGACAATAATTTTTTTTCATGGATTTCAGTCCATCCACCTTGTTCATTATATGAAGCTATACTATTATAATATGGAGGATCACAATACACAAAATCATTATTATCTAAATCTGAAAAGTCAAATTTATCGAAAGAAATATTTAAAAATATACAATCTATATCATTAACTTTTTTATAAAAATCAATAAATTTTTTTCTTAAAGATGGGTTAAAACTACTTCTATTCTTTCCAAAAGGCATATTATATTCCCCATTTTTATTAAATCTGATTTGATTATTAAATGCATAACATAATAATGTATAAAATTTCATTGGTGTTTTAAGCCCTTTATTATAATTTTCTCTAAGCTGTAAATACCCTTCGTTATTTTCTTTTGATAATTGATATTGTTCTATATACCCATCAATTTCAGATAATAACTTCTCAATATCACTACCTTTTATATGGTTTAATAACTTTGCTACTGGCTCACATATATCGTTATATACTATATGTTCTGCATTTACATTTGCACCAACATTAAATCCCCCACCAAATAAGTCTATAAATACACTTATATGATTTGGAAATAATGGCAAAATCTGTGGAAGCAATTTATATTTACCACCAATATAGTTAAGTGAACTTTTTACATATTTTTCTTTCAATCTTTGCTTAGGAGTAAATCATGATTTCTTGTGCGCACAAACCTCATTTCCTCCTAGTATTTTTTATTTTGAATTATTTCATTTCTGCATATGCTTAATTGTTATATTTAGTTCTATTACATCAATTAAAACAAAGTTGTGAACTACCGATTGTCTAAAGTTAGGGGGGCAGTAGCCGTATTTCAAAATTTTTTATACAATGCCCTCTTATAAGCAAAGAGTTTTTCTACTCTTTTTTCCATTTTATTATTTCTATTTCTAATATCAATTCTTGTAGGTATTTCAAGAACACATTTAAAGTCATCTGGAGCTACGTATTCCGAAATATAAACATCATTATTTTTTGACCATAAACGCATAACTTTCCAAAATTCTTCTGTATTAAAGTTTCCTGTACCATATGCCTGTGTTTTACCATTATAAGGTGGATCACAATAAATAATACAATCTTCAAAGGATAAATCTTTGTAATTCGCATACTCAAAGTCAACATCCATCATTGTTGACATTTTCTTTAGTAATCCTAATTTTGCTGTATAAGCAAAATCATATTTCTTTCTGCCATCTCTTGCATATCCACCAAACCATTTACCTGCAAAACTGCATCCAAACCCTACAAATCCAGTTAATGCTTTATTTTCATCTTTATGAGCTTTTATGTATTTATACTCTTGCTCACTAATACAACTTGGTAATTCATAACCCTTTTGTACAGCTTTGTACATTTCAATCAAATATTCATTGAAATCATATGCTTTTCTATTACCACTCATTTTAGAACAAATTATTCCACCTCCCACAAATGGTTCTACATATAATTGATTTTCTTTTCTAACAGATTCTAAATAATCTACAATCTGTCTTGATACTTTTGATTTTCCTCCAAAATACTGCAAATATTTTTACCAGAAAGGCATGATCATCTTACGGTTGCAACACCCTTTTCCTTTCTGTATTTTTATATTAAAATAGATTATTTATTAACTAATTTACAGGTTATAAATAGTCTTGAAATACCCTGTGTGGCTATGACACCACACAAAGCATAATCTTTCATTTATATTTTCCTATTATGTATCCTACTAAGAAAGCAATTACAAAGGAAATAATAAATATCCCGATATTTAACACAATCATTTACTTCTCCTATTCAATGATTTTAAAAGATACATCTGTTCTTCTATTCATTGCACGATGTTCTTCCGTATCATTTTCTACAATAGGATTACTTGATCCATTACCTACAGAAATAATTCTGTCAGCCGAAATGCCATTTAGAATGAAATATTGCTTTACTGTTTCTGCACGTTGTTGAGATAACATTTTATTTGCTTTATCATCAGGATCTGTGTTTGGGTTTGGATCAGTGTTTCCTTCAATCTCAATAATAGTTCCATCTAATACTTTTGCAATCTCAATAAATTCATTCAACTTCTGGGTAGCTTCTACACTATCGGAAAATTTAGCTGTATTGATTACAAAATTCACAGTTGCAGATTTTTCAAGCAAAGCTTCTGCATCTAATACACTTTGCCTGTTATTCTCATTTACTGTAACCATAGCTTCTGTTTTTGTAATAGGTTGGTCAGAATACTTATCTGCCAAAGCTTTAATATAAGTATCATCATACAAGGTATTAACTAATTCTCTATTAACACTTTCACCAATAGAACTCCATACATCACACATACCAACATATATAGTTCTTGCTGTACCATTAAACATTGAAAGATTATCGGTATAAGTCATTAGCCTAGCACCTGAACAATTATCTTTGACATCTTCATCCGAAGCTGTAGCGAACATAGGCATAACTTTTTTAATAGTGCTAAGTTCAGTATCATACATATCATTTGCCTGTAATGCTCCATCAATAAATTTAGTAACAAGATCCGGATTCTTCTCTGCAAAAGACTTATTAAAAAGAATACCATCCATAATAAGACTTGTAGAACTTGCTGTGCTAAATAATATATGTGCATCACTCATATTCTGAGCTTGAGTCAAATAGGGTTCCCAAGTTGCAGCTACATCTACACTTCCTGTAAAAAATGCTTTAGCAGCTTCATCTGGAGTTTCAAAGAAGATAAGCTCATCAATAATATTCTGTTTTTTATCTTTAGATAAATCAGACTGATTAACAAACCATACTATCAATGAATGGGCTTCTGAAAATTGAGGAACTCCAATCTTAGCACCTACTAAATCAGTAATTTTTGTAATATTAGATTTAGCAATAATACCATCACCGCCATTTGAAAAATTTGTAATATAAGGCATAATTACATCATTTCCAGCCTCTTTAAATTTATTAGACAAAAATGCTACACGATTTATGGTATAACCAGCGGCATCTAATTTTCCGCTAATAAGTGCATTACTAGATTGAGTAGCATCATTTATTACACTGATATTTACAGTAATACCTAACTTATCATAAATAGACCCCTTTTCTGTTGATAATCCACCATTTGCATCAATAATGGGCTTCCAACCTATCCATTCATCAAGAGATACATTGATAGTTGAGGTTGAAGACTTATTAGTATTGATGATATTTCCATCTTTATCTGGAATAGATGCATTATTCGTAGCTGTATTTAGGTTTGTCACTTCTGCATTTTTTTGAGACTCACTACTAGCTAGTCTATTAATTTTTTCTGTTTCAGTTCTAATAATGCCTGAGCTTATTCCATAATAAACTCCACCTCCAATCATAGTAATCAACAATAACATAATCAAAATTTTCGCTGTCTTTGTTAATCTGAACCTTCTTGTTTTCATGCTCACTTTTCCTTTCTTGAAATTATTTTTATTTATTGTACTTCTTTTTTAAACTTTCCAGATAATCATTACTTTGCAGTTTTTTTGCTTTCTCGTCAGCACGTCGAAATTTTGTCGAAGCTTTATTGTTATGAACCACCTTAGAACCTTCTACTATCTCATCAAGGCTTCTATTTTTCTCTCGAACAGATTCTAATAGTTTATCAGTTGTAGTAGCAGCTTTCAGATCGTCAGTATCATCATAAATATCTTTTAACTGAGCCTTAACTTTCATGTTCTCTACAATCTCTCTCTTTTCTTTTTGTAGATTCTTCAATCTATTCTGACATAAGTCATAAGCCTCATGTGCTGTCAATTCAGCATCTTCATAAGCTTTAATAAGAGTAGTACATCTCTCAATATCTGCAAGAATTTCTTCTCTTTCCTCAGCTTTCAAATGAGCTGATTCTAAATCTCCTTTTTGTACAAGCTTCTCACATTTTTCTTCACATTCCTTAATTTTTATCTTTAAAATATTAAGGTTTTTTCTAGCATTGCTCAATTTACCTGCTGCCTTCTTATAAGCATCATCAGCTTTATTATAAGATTCCTGAGCTTCATTTATCTTTTCAGAATAAATAGCCTCAGCTCCTTCAGGGGTAGAAGCCATGTCTTTTATGAAAAGTCTTATAAACCCTTTTAAAAGTTTCCTTGCTTCTGGAAACAATATAAATATTAATAGGACTAAAAGCACTACAATATAAACTAACAATGTTGATAATGTCATAAATTTGTACCTCCATTAACAAAATCTACCAATGACTGAATTCTATTTATTTCTGATGTGATGACTCTAGTAGAAATAGTTATTACTTCTTGCTGTTTTACAATTTCAGCTTGCATACATGCTATCTCCTCTTTTAGACTTTCAATATGAGCATTTTTAGTTTCTATTTCTTGCTGAGTTGATTGCTCAAGTTGCTTCATTAGACAGGATAAAACATTTATTCTTTTTTTCCCATCATCAATTATTTCCATAGAAGTAAATTGAAAACTTTCAAGTATAGCTGTTACAGAATTTCTCTTTGTTTCTGTTACCATCTCTTTAGGTAAAGAATTAATGAGATCCTCAACCTTAAAAATAGACTTTGTTCGATCACATAAATCATTTTGGGAGTAGATATCTTCAATAAGAGTATCTTGATTTACCTCACTAACTTCAGCTTTAGATTGATCTTCCCATTGCATTTCAATTTTACTTGATTCCTGGCAATCAATATAATTTGAATAAGTGTTTTCATTAGGAATCTTTTCTACAAGACCAAGTTTTTCAAATAATCCCATGTATTCTGTCCCTCCTTTTTATTTAAAGTTATTTAGATTTATCACTACATCACAGAGTTTTGCCGCTTCATCTCTGCTATGAGTAACCATGATAATTGTATTTTTAATCTTATTATGTAAATTAAAAATAAGCTTTTGCATATCTGCTCTAGTATCTCCATCTAATGCAGATAATGGCTCGTCCATTAAAATAATATGTGGTTGTACAAATAATGTTCTTGCTAGTGCTAATCTTTGTCTCATACCTCCAGATAATTGTCTTGGATATTTATGTACATGTTCAATAAGTTTTACTGCCTCTAGCATTTTAAAAGCATTTTGTATATCTTCTTGTGTAACCTTTCCTTTTACTTTCTTAGCAATAAGCACATTATCTAAGCATGTTAACCAATCGAAAGAAGTATAATTTTGATGTAACATATAAATTCCATTTTTACCTGTTCTATTATTCTTTATCCCATTAATAATTACTTCTCCGTATAATGGTTTAGTTAATCCAGCGATTGTTCTCAAAAGAGTAGTTTTACCACAACCAGATTCACCTAAGATTCCATAAATTTTATTATCAAATCGATAATTAAATTCTGTTAATAATGGTGAATTTCTGGAGTATCCAGTATATAGATTATTCAGTACTATCATTCAGATACCTCCATCTAAAGACTCTTTTTACTATTTTCTTGGTTAGATTATCAAATAATACACTTATAATCATAATTACTATAATTGCCATGAATACTAAGTCTGTTCTTCCCCTAGAAGATGACTGTTGAATAATAAATCCAAGTCCATATTTTGCATTTATTGTTTCTGCAACTGCAATATAAGTCCAACCAATTCCATACATCATAATAAAGCTGTTCATTAAACTTGGAGTAATAGCTGGTATCTGTATTTTTGTAATTATCTGAAACCTATTCATCCCTATTGTAAGTCCTGTATCTATTAAATCTAAGTTGATTTCTTCTAAACACAAAATTACAGACGGCATCATATAGACAAAAGTTGCAATAAATAAAAATACAATTTTCATAAATTCATCAATGCCAAACCACATAATCAATAATGGATAAAAGGCAGTGATGGGTATATATCTCATGATACTAATTATTGGACTTATAATATTGTTTGCAATTTTTGAATTATACGCCAATAAGCCTATAAGAAATGCAACTATTCCTGACAAAAATGTGGCTATGGAAATTCTCAAAAAGGAATACATAATTGCAATAAACAACTGTCCACTTTTTATCAATTCAACTAAACTATTAAATACTATTTTAGGCTCAGGAATAAATAATGGATTAACATTTCTTGAGCACAATTCCCATATTATAATGGCACTAAACAAAAGTATTATTCTGTTTAGAACTTCTTTAATATATATCATCCTCTTTCTAATTATTATAAATGTTATAGAATAATTATAACAATAAGCTGTAAAATTTAATAAGGTCTACTATATTGACCTCAAAAATACAGTTAAAATCTTGATTTTATTGCCCTCTATCCATTATGATTTAGCAAATACTCTCTTGATACATTCTTGAAACTCTGTTGTCCGTCAACGCTTCGGTATACAAATCCTTCTCTTTTTACCTTTGGATTGATCTCACTATATCCATCAGCTTCCAGCTTCATTTCTTCCATAGTCTTAGGCAACACATATTCTGTATCAATAATTGGTACATGCTTCAATCTATTCTGGGCACAGAATTGAGCCATATCTACAGTTCCAAGACGAACACCATCAACAATCAGATTGAATATAAATAATTCATTCTCTTTCATTTTATATGGATTCCCTTGAACTAATCCGACTCCCTCTCCCTGTAAAATAACTCTGTTATATCCATTCTCTGTAGCAAACTTAGTCAAAATTATTTCAATATCATACTTGTTTGCTAATTCCCAGTAGATATTTGACTCATGATAAGTTTTCTGATTTCTGTCAGCCTGTCTCATATTTCTGCTACAAACAATAAATTCAAATTTATTCTTCTTGATTTTATCTATAGCGAATGTACAACTCGTACCATCCAATTTCTCTGTCTTAATCCATTTATCTGTATTTTTAAGATAAAATGGCACATTCTCAATTCGTGTTTCGTTTGTCTTAACAATCCATTTAGGAAACTCTCTTGGATTATCCTTCTTCTTACCAAAAAGCAAAAACATAACTTTTTTGCCAATTTTATATTTCATAATCTTTCGCATAAGAGGTATACTAAATAGTTTCTTGTATCTCTGAGCCATAGACTTATATTTTTCATCAGGATCTATATTATTAAATTTTCTCTTAATATCTTCTTCACAGGAATAAGTAATTTTAAGATTTTCAGTTACATCAGCTCCAACAGATTTATTACTCAGTTCAGGGAATAATGAAATCGGAAGTACAAGTCCTTGACTGATAACCTTAAATTTACTCAGTTTCATAGTTTTCACTTTATAATGCTTTGTTGCAAGAAAAGCAAATCTCTCATCAGATTCAGGACACTTGCTATCAATTTCAATATACACAGCCAAATCCCCTGGCTTAAATTCTTCTTTCTTGGCAATACAAACCCATCCTAAAACTCCAATAAGTTCAATATTGTCTGCCCCTTCAATCGATTTTACCCATTCAATTTTCTCAATATGTGCTAATGCTCTTTCTACCATTTTAAATTTTCCTTTCTAAAATTTTTATAAACTATTTTTGACTTTACTTTGTTACGCATTTGAATTATAATTAATAATACTCAGGTATTTTGATTTCAATAATGGAGGTAAACTCATATGGGTAAAAAGAAATGTTCTCTTAAAGTATTATCTGATAGTGGAAAAACATTATCTGGAACCGCTGCTCAACTTCACTATATCTCTGAAAATGGAGGTTGGGATGCTTTTATGGAAAAAACTGCATCTGATGCTGCTAAGTTAGCTGTTAAACATACTTTCAAAGAAATGGAGAAAGCTAAATTCAAAACAGTAAAAGGTAAGCGAAAAACTTCCTAAACATTAGGGCTAAATATAGCCCTTTTATATTCCATATTTTCAAATCACAATCTGCCCAATAAAATAGAAGTTTTATTCATTTTTTCAAAAATCTGTTTGTCTGCCCAGAAAATTAATATTTCCTTTACCGATTACTTGTACTTCTGATTCTCCATATTCATCATTAACAACTTTAATGTTTACTTCTCCATCAAAATTTTTGATCCAAGTTGTTGTCCATGGCCTACAGATATGATAATTAAAATCTGGATTATACTTTAAAACCTCATTTAACTCAAATACTCCTACTAATCCAGCATCAGCACAAAATTCTCCAATTTTCTCATTTGTATCAGAATTATATGTTGTACATGACCAATCGCCATATATTGTACTTCTACAAATATAATTATAGATGCCTAACACGTCCATATTTTTTCCATAATTACACGCTTTCCAATCATCTTTCGTAATTGGTTTTGTTCCATGATGTGCTGCTCTAATTATGTAGCAAGGATCTGTAATAATAATATCCCCTTTAAATTTCATCTAGTTTTTCCCCTTTTAAATTTTTTAATTCAAGCCTTTGATTCTTTACTATTGAATCAGTTAAATCTTTTATTTATCTATCTTATATTGCAATTTCATACTTCAATAAAATAAGCTTTCCATTCTCTTTTTAGAAATATCAAACCATTCTTTATCATTTTCAATTCCTATAAAGTTTCTACTAAGCTTTAATGCAGCAACACCAGTTGTTCCACTCCCCATAGTAAAATCTAAAATCATATCTCCTTCATTAGTCCAGATAGTTATACATCTTTCCATTAACTGTAATGGCTTTTGAGTTGGATGACCATTTCTTTCGGGACTCCATGGAACAATTGGTGAAATATCATACCATACATTAGTTAATGCTCTACATTCTTGCCCATTTTTCTTTCCCATTCCTCCAGTTTTCTTAGGTATATTAGAATAAATTTTATTATATGTAGGATTATTACCTTTACAATACCATAAAATATCTTCTCTTGTTGATACAAAATTTTTCTTTGCACCACGTCCTTTAATACGATCCCATACTATCCAATTTTGAATATTAAACTTTTTATCTAATAACTCTTTTGTTTTAGCAACATTAGACCATCCTTGAAATAATATTAAATTTCCATTATCTTTTAATAATTCATATGATAAGTCTACTACCATAGGCATATCAAACTCTTTATCCCAATCAGTATAATTGATTATATATGGAGGATCGCAAATTATTGCATCCACTTTTAATTTCTGGTTGATTAACATTTTCATTACTTTAAAACAATCATCATTATATAAATTCATATAAAATTAGGAGGAAATTCATGATTTACTTTATATAAAAGCCTCCTTATCCCCTTCTGTGTAATTTATGTTGCTGCTCTCATTCTAACCTGTCTTAAAGTTTCAGGTGTAGATTCAGCATAATATCTACTTGTTACAACTGGATTTGCATGACCCATCACTTCTTGTATTAAACCAATATCTACACCTCTATTTTTTAGCTGCATCCCCAAAGTTTTTCTCATTTTATGGGGATATACTCTATACTGTACATTTTCTCTTTTAGCAATACTTTTCATAGCTGCACGTATTCCACTCTTTTCTAATCTTTGATATGGTTTTTTATCCCAAACAAATAATGCTTCATTATTATCTTCCCTAGAATTCAAATACTTTTTTAAATAACGCATTGCTACTTCATCTATGTATAAAGTTCTGTATTTACCGCTTTTTTCACTTAAAATTGATACATCTCCAGTTTTCCAGTCGATATCATCTTTATTTATATGAGGTATTTCTCCTACTCTGGCTCCCGTACTACGAAGAACCTCTATAATAGCTCTATCTCTTAATGTCTTACATCCTTCTCTTAAATCTTCTATTTGAGAAAGACTAAAATAATCAATAGGCTTTCTCACTTCTTTTAAAGGCTCAACTAATTCAACTGGATTGTATGTAATAAACTTCTCTTTTCTCAACCAAGTAAAAAATGCTGATAAATACCTTCTCTCACTATTACATGTACTTGCCTGATTTTTTCCCTTTCCAGAAGCTATATTTCTTTGCTCGTACCAACGTAAATAATAATCAATATCTATTTCATCTACCTGAGTTAATGGTTTTTCAATTACAGTTATCAATCTTTTTATCGCATCAATATATTGTTGCTTTGTTTCTTTAGACAACTTTTTTCTTTTGAACTTCATCAAATTTATCAGATATTGATTTTGTTCTTCTATAGAAACTTTTATAGTTGCTGGAAGAGTTGTGATTTCTTCCATATTTACAAATACCAACTGTTCTTCAATTACCTTTTGAAGAATATCCATTGTATTATTATCTATATAATCTGACATCTGTAATATAATATTATTCATTACTTCACTTTTTACACTATTATTATACATAATACATTTTATACTCCTCAAAAAATAATTTTAAATAGTTGACCTTTTATATTTTTCGTACTATACTATTAGTGCCATATTATAATAGAGGTGATAGAGGGTGTTATGTTACAGTTTCTATGACTTGTACCTAAATTCTTAATTATCTACAGCAAGCTCAAGGGAACCATAACCCAAATTGTAGAAATTTTCTTTTAATATGTGATGTTGCACAACTAACCTAATTAAAACAATGTAGCTATTATATTAGCGGGATTTAGGTAAAATATGGGTAAAAACACTCATCAGCATGTGGGTGTTTTTTATTTTGTTACATATTGATCATTCTCTGCCAGAAATTTATCAATATAATCTTGAAAAGATATTTTTATATCTTCTATATTATTTACTTCATATCTTATTCCGTTTTTGCCTTCCTGATCAATCCACATATTCTGTTTTTCTCTACCATTTGTATAAAATCTCACAAATAAGCTTAATTCCATTTTATAGTCCTTTCTTTATAATCTATTTTCACTTTCTACATATAACTGGAAATTTGAGCTATGTCACAGAATCCAACTATTTAATTTTGTCAGTCAATTTCTGTAGCACAGCTAATAATTTATACCACTTTTCTTAGAAATTTATTAATAAAATACTGTTGACCTTTACCTGTAACTTTTGTAGTCTTACTTATAGTAATATGACCATCTGAATGTGTAATAGTTCTTTCGTTAATGTCAAATAATCCTAGCTCCATGCTTTTTTGTGTTGGCATATTATAATCACTGCCTTTTCTGCTAATAAGATATTTTTCTTTCCTTAATTGTTTAAACAAACGCTTTTCACCGGTTTCGATTCCATTCTGTTTTAAAATTTTTGCTAGTTCCCCAATGAGAATGGATGTATTAGAAACACTAACAGCATCTGCAAAAATTTCTTTTGGCTTCATGCGACTCACATCTTCCAGTAATGCGGCATTACGCTCTTTTTCCTCTTTTAATTTTGTAGCAAGCTGTATAAGGAAATCGGGAGAAAATAAAGCCTTTTCCAGTATGTCCGCCGTCACGTATGAGCCATGCTTGCGGATAGCAGGAATAATTTCATCAGCTACCAGAGCTTGAAATTTCTCTGCGGTTTCGTTTTTTGCTTTCATAGCAAGGCGGTAGAAGATATTTTCTGGGATAAAATCGGGCAATTTCTCTCCGTCGCAACTTGCTGCGATGCCAAAATCTTCAAGATATTTCCGTACTGTTCTCCATCTAATGCACTCATTCCCGCTTTTTGCAATTTCTGTAAAACCTAACCCTCTCGCCACATTTTCCAGCTTCAGATAGACTGTTCCGTCATTTTCGTAGCAGTCAACATCACTTATACATATAACTTTCAGTTCATTCATTTCGTTTTCTCCGTTCTATTTATGTATTTCTATGGTTTATCTAAAGTTTCAAAAATTTTTCATTATTCTGCAATTCCGAATTGTCAAAAATATCACCTACAACAATAATTTTCTCAGTCCGCTCCCTCTCCGCAATCCCTAAAAATCAAATGTTCTGCTTTTAATTTCTTTGAAATTGCATCCTTTTTTACATCTACATTTTATTTCAATCACGTTTAAACATATCTCCGTTTTTGTTCATCCATTCCTCATAGGGATTTATACCCTTTTCAAGCATATAACTTATATTCCTTCTACCGGCAACCTTATGAACATAATAGTAATCAGCTAGTGCCCTATATCCGCCCTCGTTAAATATCTCACATGTTATATAGGCATCGTTCCGTGATATCCACGTAAACGGAAGCGGCATTACATGACCTTGTTCATATATAACATATCCTACATTTGCTTTTGCAACATAATATCTATTATCCATAATATTCTTTTAATTCCTGCACCTACCGCAGTTGGCTTTCATTACTTTATACCAATCTCAATCATCTTCACTTTTGGAAGTTCTTTGAATTTAATCTTCTCCAGATCTCGCAAATGTAATATTTATGTTATTAACAATTAAAAAACATACCTCTATGTATTCTTTTTACTATTATAATTGATAAATTTTTGTATATCTGATTTCATATGTAAATAATTCTCTTTTTGATTTTGCTTATATGTTTTATTTCTTTCAAAGAAGTCTACAATCCATTTGTCTAAATCAATATCATTCTCAAATGAATATGCCACAATAGCCACAAGTGATACCTGGTTTATGTCATCTAACAACTTAGACGAATTATCTACATTTAATGTTAATGAATCCAGAACTTCCTTATACTGCTCAACATCTTCATCAGTTATATTAGGAGTTACATTTTCTCTTATAAATTCAAGAGTATCTACAATTTCATTATCTTGATTTTTGTTCTCATGAATATTCAAGTAAATATTCATTAGTTTTTCTAAGTGATTAATCTTTTTCATTACAATACTCTTATCTTTTGTAGATTTACTACTCGCCAATATATCATCAAATGATTGTCCTTCAATTTTCATTTTACGCAGAGTTTCAAATTCATTCATAAATTCTCCAAATTTTTTATCATTCAAACCTAACTTTGAAAACCTGGAAAACAACCCGAACCACAATAAAGAATCCTTAGTATTAAATAAGGCAGCACTTGCCTTTGTCTTACAAATTACAGTTAATCTTTCAATTAAAGAATAAAATTCTGTAAAATTTGAATCACTAGCCTCTTCTGATAAAAATTCACACATTTTTTCAAACTTAGAAAAATTATCGCTAAAATCGGCTACCATAATTCCTTCTACTATAATTCTTCTTATACTACCAGCAGTATTATTTACTTTTGTATATCCAGTACCTAAAAATTCTGGTTGAAAGAAATCCATTTTTGCTATATTTTCAACAAATTCTGCAAATCTTTCATCTAAACCAAGCCATCCATTTTGGGCTTTATTCATTGGTCTATTTCTATTAAATCTAGCAATGTCTTCTGCAATATCCTTTTTAGTACAATTCATATTGTATAAAACAGGTATCTGTCTATCGCGAAAGATATCTTGTAATTCTTCAGGTAACTGAGAATATTTTTTACCACGAATATCAAATGTTTTCCACTCCATATCTGTAAACCCGTCTGCATTTAAGACCTCTTTACCGTTTTCATCTAATTTGGGGGCCTGGAAACGAATATTATAATTTTTTATATTTTTGGAAATTGCAAATCCATCATGTAAAAAGTCATCTAAAGTAGTGCATCTTTGCTTCCCGTCAATAAGCCACTGCATCTTAATACCATTTTTAATTTCTTCACAAATAACAATTTGAGTTAAAGATTTTCCTCTCAATATATCAGAAATTAACTCACTCTTTTCAAAGTTCTTCCATTGTCCACTATGTCTCTGCAAAATATGATCATCTCGGATTCGTTTTTTCTTTAGCTGTCTACTTATTGATTCAATGCTATAACTGGTATTTTTATATTTTTCTTCTACATTTTCTTCTACAGCTAAATTGTTCATTTTTCCTTCCTCCATGTCATTACTTTCTTCATATAAAGCTCTTTTTTTATCATATGAACAAATTACATTCCAAGAATCTCTATATTGCTTGTCTGTTATATCCATAATGGACTTAATTTTTTTTGTATCATATCCTTTCATAATTAGCTGAGCAATATGTCTTTGCGTTAATGAAAGGCTATCGAGAAATTTTTCTATTTTGTCACTATAATAATTTTTATTCTTTTCCAATAATATTGTATCCATATTAAAATCAGATTGTAATGTATCTCCAATTGTTAAATTCTCACCTTCATTGATAGGAGCATCCATATAGACATCAGGTATTGATATTTTTTTCGGTTTTCCATTCTTATCTAACACCTTATTGCCGTTTTCATCTAATACATCAATTTTTGTTCTTCTTTTATCTCTATTTTGTCTTTTGAGTTCATCTACAAAAGCCAAATTTAAGGCTCTATATAAAAATCCCTCAAAATCGCCTTTAGATGAATCATACCTCTTATATTTCCATATATCTGCAAATACATCATTAGCTACAGAATAAAATTCGTCCATATCTCTATCTGTAATACCACCAAATTTTCTATAAAATATTTGGTTTACCATTTTGTGAAGTTTTGCAGCATTATTCTCATAATATGAGTTTAATATTTCTTCCATATGAATACACCCAATCTGATTTAATATGTAAAAGAAACCTTTTTACTTTATATTTTTTTCATTATAAGTCCGTGAAAATTACATTTACTATATTTTTTATAATGACATTCTGGACACTTATGATATCTTTGAGATATAAACTTTTTATTTTTATACTCATAGCTTGTCCCTGGATTCATAGTCACACCACATTTAGAACAAATCATCTTTTTCACCTTTTATTCAAATTCTTTCTTTTGTTAGTTGCTGATGATGCTTCTAAGTTATCATGTATTCTGCCTTGAGGGATTGCAGAGTTAGTCCGCTACTACTTGTACCACTTGCTTAATCTTATATGTACCTACTTCCTTCTATTTTACCTACCCATATGGTCGGTCTATCGAATACCCCTTGTTGTTTAGCCCAAATATGTTAACTTACTGACTATTTAATTATTCACTTGTCGCAGGATTTTCTCTTTTGCGAAGCTTTAAATAAGGCTCTAGGCGTTGCCATGCTTCACAAATTTGTTCGTCAGAAAGAGTTGCCAAAGTTTCAAGGAGTGTAGATGTTTCAATTTCAATAAGTATCCGTGACTTATTCTGTCTTGCAAGTGCTTTTCTTCCTTTGTAGTCAGCTCTCAAAATTCCTTTTGAAAAATCAATTCCAAGAACCTTTACATGAGTTATATGTCCATAGTTTTCAATTTCAATAAATGGTTTTAGCGGTTTCATAAATTCTCCTGTTACTTGCTTACTTAATCGACTCATTTTTTCTCACCTCCTTAATTATTAAGTACAAGACTTTACAAAATCTCTTACATCTTTCATCTTGCTTAAAGACTCTTTTGCTTCCTGATAACATATCTTGTCATCTCTTCCGCACAGCTCTAAAAATGCGTTCTCAATTTCGCTTAAATCATCAACCAAGCTATTGCAATCTGAAAGAATTTCTTTCATCTCTCTCATATACGTTTCCTCATTTTTATCTTTTTACGAGTAACTCAGAAATTTCTTGCTATAGTGCGATTTTAGGATTTCTTTCCGTTGTTTAAATCCTATATCCGCAACTATTAACCCAATATCTGCCATCTGTCTATTTATCAATTTTATTTATTCTTTTTTTTAGTTCTGAAATAGCTTCTTCATAACTAATAGAGAAAAATTCTCCATTTAATCTTTTCTCTTTAAAATGTTTGTGTAATTCTGATTCAATTTTTATTGCATTTTTAGTTTTTTCTGTGAAATAGCTTCTTGTAATAGAAAGACCGCTTTGTGATACTATTTGATTCATTCTTTTTTTCTGATTTTTTGTGATTCCTATTTTTACTGAATTATTATCAAATTCTAATATATAAATATATTTTTCTTTTCCGTCAGATTCATCTTCTTTATCAATAAATCTCTCTTTGTAAAATCTAACTCCTGATTCAGAAAAAGCATAATCTATATATCTTGTTTTTATTCCATCAATACGAGTTTTTTCTAATACTGCTATATCTCTACTTACTTGAGCAAGTTTTATATTACCTAAACAATATAGTACTAGACTTGCTTCATTAAAATTTATAAAATTCTTTATTGGTTCTCCATAAGGAAATTCTGATATTTTTGATGCAAGTTCTACATTGTACTCATCTTCAGTAAGCATCAAAAATAAAGCTATAGCTGTAGAATAATCTATCATTCTTTGCATTGATGAGGTATCACATACAGATTCGTCATTTTTTAAATATACTAATTCGTCCGTGTTTTCACCCCCTTATTGTTTATAAATTACTGGTTCTCATATTTGTTGACATGTATTTTCTTTTGCTTACCCTTTTTCTTATGCTTGGGTGTCTGAAATCTTTTCTTTCCTGTAAAATGATTGTAATTATTTGATTGTGAAATTTTTGCCACCACCCTTATAAATGTGATATAATCCACTCATCTAGTGAACTGAAAGGACAAAAGCCATGGAACAAATACAACAATTCATTAGCGGACATGGAATCATATTTCAAATTTTGCTTTTTGCACTCTTATTTGCATATGGTTACAATATTGCTATAAATCTTTTCCGGCTATTACAAATATGGAAAGGAATAATCAGATTAAAAGGATTTATCAATGCTTATAATCAAAGTCATAAACTCAAGTGGAAGCGAAAACTGCTATTAAATTATTTTCCAATAATTTCAAGATACTTAGGTATTCATTCACATACGCTTAGTTATGATAATGACAATTTTACTCTCTATTATAAAGCTGTTCCTATGTACAACATCATGCAGTCAGAACGTGATAAGCAGATACACCGATTTAAAGCGTCATTTAGTCCAGTTTTGGGATTCAAGACTTTTGTGACATTTCCGGTAGTTATTCTTTCATGGTTCGGAATGAGACCAAGAAATCACCTATCATTTTTAATTGGAACTATTGGATGGATTATTGCTTATCTACTTGGAATGTTTGAGGCAGAAATCAAGGAACTAATCATTATACTATTTAAAAAGTTCATTTAAACATAGGAAAATGAGCATAAATGTTGTTCCTCTTTCTATCCGGCTACTATATTTAATAAACGGAATCCATTCAAATATCTGACAAATTATGAGGGCGATAATCGTTGCCATTTCTATTCTGTTTGATTTATTAATTTTTGCGCCTCTTTAAATCCTATTTTTTAGGATTGTCTTTCAATAAAAATAAAATCCATTGGAATACCTGAAAGTTTACTAATATTTCTAAGTTGACTGGAATCTGGTTCTGTCTTTCCATGCTCCCAGTTTGTTACAGTTGCTAAGGAAACCCCAATTTTATTAGCAAACTCACGTTGACTTAATTTTGCATTAATTCGACAAGCTGCTATTGAAATTTTAGGTACACTAGACATACTAAAATTAATCATAACATTTTCCTTTCTTTTTTAATCTATGCATAGTATAATCCTATTTTTTAGGATTGTCAATACAAAATATATTTTTTTAGGATTTTCATTGAATTTTTTAGGATTTTATGATAACATCAATAGCGAAAGGAGGTTATTATGCAAGAAGATATACAACTATCGGAAGAAGAACAACGAAAAATATTTGCTAAGAATTTAAACCATTATATCTATTTGAATGGAAAACAGCAAAAAGAAGTCGCAAAAGATTTAGGATTCTCCCCAACCACTTTTAATACATGGTGTATGGGAAAGATAATGCCTAAAATGGGAAAAGTACAAGCTATTGCTGATTATTTTGGAATATTAAAGTCCGATTTAATTAATGATAATAATTATGAAACCCCAGATTCAGAATATGCCAATGTCAGTATAAAAATCGGTATAAATGATAAGAGATTCCAAAGAATTGTAGTTGAATATTACAAAATGCCTATTGATAAAAAAGAAGCGTTTTGCAATTTTATGGAAACTTTTATACTCAAAAAGGGCGATTAATTCGCCCTTGCTTCTTTTAATCCAGCTTTTACAAATTCAAATAATAATTTTAATATTTCCTCATTATTGATTTTTCCCACCATCTCAATAATCTTTTCCCTGTATTCCATATTTTCTATCTCCTACTTGTTAATATTATGCATATGATTATATCATCTTACATTAACGCTATCGCCAAATTTTTCCTTATCCTATATAACTATCTTATATGTTATTACCAGAGCTAAGTTAAAAATATAAATTCCAATATAGAATAGAAAAGTCACACCTCACATATAGTGTGTGAGTAAAAATACATAAGGTGTATAAACAGAAATACGTAAACTACCCATTTTTTAAAGCCAGTGGAATTGTAGTAGCCACTCTTTCAATAATTTTTAAGTAAATCTTTAGCAATACTAAAATATTTAGTTCGCCCTTTATAGGGTTTATATGTTGCTTCATTCAATTCTATTTTTGTTTTGCTGATTGGCCACTGTTCATTTATTGCTTTAATTAACGTATCTATATAATATCTAGTTTGTTTAATATCTCTTCTCTTTTCTTCCATAGAATTTCTAAGTTTATCTATCTTAGTCATTATATGTGCAGGTGGTCTTTTGTCCATTCGTGCATGTTCTATATCAGAAATTACCAAATCATAGTATTGCAGTCCTTGATTTAACATTGCCTTGTATGTATTAAGCTGACCGATATCCCAACTGGCTAGTCCCATAACTGAGTTTACTTCCTGTTTGATCGCATCTATAATAGATTCATCAAATTCAAATTCCCTTTCTCTGCAAAAGATACCTTCATCACTGTATTTAGGAATATCTTTCTCTATACTTCCTGTTTCTTGATTTACCATATGATATGACCTTATCCACGACAAAGCTTTTTTCTTATTTTGTAAAAGAGAACGTGCCTGTTTAAAGGTAAATCTTTTCGCCTGAACTGGAGAAGTTGTACTAATATAAGCTCCTTGCTTCATTGGATTCTCCATAACATAATTCTTGCCATCTGTTAAAATGAACATAATTTGAATCTCCTTTTCTTAAAAATAGGTACAAAAAATAAGCGTTTGTGAAAACACTATTTAAAAGATTTATTGGGACTTGAACCCAAAATCTGTTATCTTAAAACTGATTACTCTCCAATAGAGTTATAAATCCAAGCTATATTTAATTCTTCTTCAAAATACAAAATAGAATTACAAAAATATTGATAGCCAATAAAAATGTTTACATATACATACATAAAGACCTATCCAGAATCAAAGGTGTTATTAGCACCAATTGTATGATTTGAGATAGGTCTTTATCATTTGTAGAATAATTGTTTATTCACAGAGTATAGAACATAAGTTCTATTTTGTCAACCTTATTTTACCAAATATACAATTTTACAAATTTATTCTAATTTGGGTAATAGTATCTTTCTAACTATATCTTCTCTATCATAATTGCAAAAATCACTAAAAATTTTTTGATGAAGATTTAAAGTCATTATTGGATTATTCTGTATTAAGACTACAACTGATGATTTATCGACAAATTTCTTTCCTTTTTTCTTCTTTATATATTTCCCACAATCAGATATGCCAAGTATTCCATTATATTGTATTAACATAACTTTATTACCAGGAGCATCTTCAATTAATCTGTGAGCTTCTTCTTTGCTAACAAATTTACGCTGCGTCTCCATAGTCGCCCTCCCTAACTAATTTAAAGAACATATTCATAAGTTTAGCCCAAACAGTATTGTATCTCTTTTTGCCTGTAATATTTGCCATATATGCATTGATCACATCGTTTTGCTCCTTAATATTGTCTAAATATCCGATCCGTTCTAATAATCTACTTTTATCTATAACTCGGATCTGTTCTGCCAATATCATAGAATCTACATTTAAACCGTTTTGATTAGTTTTGTGTAGAATACAATGTGTTGGCATATTCGGTTTTTTAATCTCCGATGTAATAGGAAGAATAATTACCGTAGGGCTGTATCTATTGCCGGTATCATTTTGTATGATGATAACTGGACGAATACCACCTTGTTCAGATTTTATTGTACCTTTAGATAAATCTGCATAGTAAATATCAAACATGCTTATCATCATATGCTATCCTCCTTTCTCTTTGGTATGTACACCCTACAATTTACTATGCTTTATATTATACACTTCACAATATATATAGTCAAGTATATATAAAATATTTTTTATATAGAATTATATATATGTATATGATAAAATATATATATAAAGTGAGGTGCATATAAATGAAATTATCTATACAAAATAAATTAAAAGAACAATCTATGTCTCGGTATGAATTAGCTAAACGAATTGGAGTAACTTATCCTACTATTGACAATATTTATAAAGGATACTCTACTTCAATAAAATTTGACATACTTGAATCCATTTGTAGAGAATTAAATTGTACTCCAAATGATATCCTTATATCTGAAGATCCTACAGTTCAACGCTTACTAATGTATGCAACAAAATTAATTTCATTAAATGAGAAGGGCGATACACCCCAATAAGTATCGCCTTTTCTATTAGAAATATTTTCACAAAAATCAATATGTCTATATCAATTTACTTTTGCTAAATTCCTAATAGGCGTAATTTGTTGTAGCATGTCTGTTGGTGATTGTTTATATGCTTCACACATAGCACAGAATGTTTTCATCACATCATTCCACTCAAACTCATTAATCCATTGTATGTAAGGTGTTCCTCCCCTTTGTTTTACACAAATTCCATACTTATACTGAAGATTTTTATATAATTCATTCCACATTTTACTAAAACGTATTCCTGTAACAGAGGCAAGCTTTCTAATACCAGCATTTAGTTTATTTCTGTCTTTCCATTCAAGAATACCCTCTGCTAAAGCCTTGTTATCATTTTCTAACTGTTTAATATGTCTATTTTTAAAATCTATCAATTTTGCAGATGCTATTGCAACTGCTGTCGCATCGCCACTAGCAACTGCCATTCCAACCGATAACATAAGACTCTGTTCTTCATCAATATCAAGTGTTTTGGTTTCATCAGAAGCCTTTTCTTCTATATTAAGCAACTGTGTTTGAATCTCAGAGCTTACTTTTGAATCTTTAAGCAACATGCCAACTCTTAAAATAGCTCTACGAGGAAATAGTCTTAGTCCTCTTGTGGGAACTTCTAATATTTCACCGTTTTTAAAAATATATGTATATTTTCCTTTGGAACTTTTCAATTGTTCATATTGAACAATTGAAAGTTCTGAATATTTTTTTATAGAAACCCCATCTAAATCTAATTCCTCTTTATTTCTTTTATAAACAGTTTGTATAGTTTCTTCACTCACTTCATAAAACTTTGCCACTTGCTTAATTGTTGCAAATTCTGTTCCTGGAAGTAATAATAATTTTTTTTACTTTTTCAAGAACTTCATAATGCTCAATATAAAAATCTCTCAGTGTCCGGTCATTAATAAATTGTGTTTCTAACATATTTCATTTCCTTTCTGTGAAAAGTTCTAAATAATAGTTCCACTAACTACTTCTTTAAATTTCCCTTCACTATTTCAAAAAAATCCACTTGTAACATTCTATATAAAATTTTTCAATATGCAATAAATAATTCTAAAAAGATTTTTAAGAAATTACCTGGAAAAGAAATGACTATCATACTTTAACCCTTTTCAGCAAGAAGTCCCCCACTTCTTAAGTGGTGGGAGCACGTCACTGTCTTATTTTTCTAAATAATTTACTTTCCGTAGTGGTGTATATATCTCCTCAACATTTTAGCTTTATTTATCGCCATATACATACACCCCCCCATTACAGTTAAAAGAACTTGTCAACTAATGTTTTTATAATTGCCTTCTTAAGCTCATTCTGGTACTCAGACAAATCAACCTCAATACTTGCACTTGCCCAGATTCTGTCATCGCCCTTATCCTCAATATCAATTTCAATCCGATACGAAAACTTCTTATCCTTTATAATGATATGTAATGATAAATTTGTTTTAACGCCTGCATCCGTCCAGTATAAATTTTTGTTTGTAAAATGCTCCTTAATCCTTTGTAAATGATCAGCTTTTGCAATTTCCATAGCTTCATTGATTTTGCTCTGCATAGCTTCCGATACTGATTCAATGCCGATAAATACATCAAGCATATTTTCACAAAATTCAATATCATTCAAGTTGATTGTTCCGATTGTAGTTGTGACGTTGTTTTTCACCATAATTTAAAAACCGTCCTTTCTTTTTTGGTCGGCTTATGCTATAATGGAATTGCACAGCCGACACACTGAATAATATTTAGTTGTCAACGTGCAATTTCATTAAGATAGGCAAGGGTTAATGTTTGTTAGGCTGTTATCCTTGCTTTATCTTATGCACTCATTGTACACTATCGTAGACATATTGTAAATATCGGAATCATGCACGAAAATGTATATATTTATTTATGCACTATGTACATTATCATAGACATAGTATACTACAATATATTATTAAAAAATATAAGGAGGAGTTAAGATGTCATTAAAATATGACAAACTTTTTCAAATTTTAAAAGAACGTGGACACAGTTCTAACTATTGGTTACGTCAAAATGGAATTCATTCTGCTACAGTAAATAAACTAAGTAAAAACGAGCGTATAAATTCAGATACTATAAATGCACTTTGTAAATTATTAAATTGTCAACCTGGCGATATCATGGAATATGTACCCGATACAGTAGAAAATGAATCACATCAAAAATAAGCCTATACTCCCAAGGGGTGTAAGGCTTTTCTTATTCTGAGTTTCTTATAGCTTTTCCTATACTATTATAGAAGAAATATAATCAAAATAAAAAATTTTTTCTAAATTTATTATTTCAAAAATAGATGTATACCCTTTATTTTCAAGATAAACTTCTCATATTTTCGTGAATTGTCATTGTCTAAAGCCTTATTGTCATACCTCACATAGGGGTATGGGTAGAAATGCAATATTCGGTTGCCAATGTACAATTTTAAGGAAAGTTTGACTTGAAATAGTCCAGAAAGTACGATAAAATATACTCGACTTTGGATCATTCCAAGTTGTGTTGTAGACGGTTCTAAACTTTGGTCGGTGGAGAGCCGTCTTTTTTATTCATTGACATACGAATCAAAATATTTTATAATAAATTTAATTCGTATTATGAACTTTGATTATTATATACCTAAAAATGATATATGTCAACAAAATATGAATTATTTTTCAAATATGAATGGAGGTTCATATATGGACAATGAGCAAATTGTTAATTCTATAAAAACACTCTGTAAAGAACATGATATAACCATAACTAAATTGGAAGAAGAACTTCATATGAGTCAAGGATTAATAAGTCGTTGGAGTAAATCTGATCCATCACTTAGTAAAATTATTGATATAGCCAACTATTTTAAGATTTCATTAGATGAATTAGCGAGATATAAAACATCTTCTGATGATGAATTTATTAATCTGCTTATTTCACAAACTTCTGATGGAATATTGAGATGGAATAATTATAATAATAAAAATAGTATTCCAAAACAATTCAATAATAACTATGCTAAAGATATGTTTGATGGCAAAAACGGAAAAGGATATTATAAATTTCTCCTTGGCCAAGAAACATCTTTTTACACATGTATAAAAAATGGTTATATATCTCTATATAGTTACCATCAATATAAAAATAGTAAAAAATTTGCTACTATTATTTTATTCATACAAGCAGATGATAATTCGGAACTTATAGATCAAAGATATTCTACTGAACAGTTAATTCCATTATGGTTAAAAGTATTAAGTTCTCTTCATGAAGAAGCTCCTGATGATATAAAGGCTGAAGAACTTAAATTTGCTTTTATATCAGAAAATAATAAAAAGGCAAACAGTGACTACACAGAAAATAAAAATATTGATCCAATTTTAACTGGGGCTGCTCTTGAAAAATTAATAGAGAGCATCAATATACCTGAACTTGAAAATTTTAAACAAACTATCTCTAGTCCTGAATTCCAAAAATTGCAGCAAACAGTTTCTAGTCCTGAGTTTCAAAAAGCAATACACCTAGCTAATAAAATGCAACAAAGTTTAAGTACAATTCCTATACCATTTACTCAAAAAGAGGACTGATTTTTTTCAGCCCTCTTATAATTTATTTTCGTAAATTCTACATTTTAGCTTTTACTATTCTCTAATATGGCGAATCTGTCTACCTATAAACAAAAGATAAATCCTATAGCAATCTTCAACATAATATGATATAATTTTCTTAGTCAGTGTAGACAGTATGGGGATAGTTCCTTGGTTGCCCTTTTGGGAAACGAAAAGGGGGATTGCTATGAATACGTTAGAAATTTTAACACTGCTCTTAGTGGTATTTGCTGCTTTGACTTACATAGATAATCATAACAGCCGTAAATATACAGAAAATGAGCTATCCTCTACCACTAATAGAGGATAGCTCGTTGTTTTGTAACTCATTGTTATAATTCATCAAGTTTCCGTCTGGGGTAATGGGGACATTCCAGTATCTCTATTACCTTCTACAGTGATTATAAACGATTCTTTTCGCGCATCTCCTTCATATATCCATCAACATTTTTTCCTCTTTCACTTGGAATAACAAAACTATCCCAATCAACAGGAGATTTCGTTATTTTCTTTTTGGGCGAATTTAATAAGGTAACAATAGCCTCTGCTCCATCATATTCTCTTATATCGTCATCTTTAATAACAACTGTATTTGCCTGTACAATTCCTTTTACTGCTACTAACATAGTAAACCCCTCCTATTTTTCTTTTTAAATCTACTCTCTTATGCTAATTCTACCTTTAAATCAACTTTCCATTTAATCAAATTTCCAGGCTGACATTGTAACAACTGACATATATCCTCTATAATTTTTGTTGATACCTCACACATGAAATCTTTTCTGTTGTCAGTATCTTTATATTCCTTTAATTTTTACTCAATTTTTTCCATTGAAGTATCACTATATATCTTTAATTTTGCAAGTGTTTTTAAGATAATAAAGTCTTTTAACTAATTGTATAAATAGCAATTCCGTTTTCTTTTAGCTTTTGTATTTGTTATGATTTACCATTAAAATACTTTCTATTCATATAATATACGTTGATTTCTGTGTATATTATAACAATCATTCTCTATTTTTTCAATTAGTACTAATAGAGAATTTCCAACCTAAAAGAATCACAATTAATGAGAGTCAGAAATTTAATTAACTAGCTTATATTTTATTCTATTTCTTTACTATCCCCTTAGAAGCTCTACAATCTATTTTAAGACGTTCTTTTATATTATAGGTAAATCTATTACAAAGCATCTAAAATCGCTTTAGATTACACTACAATGCGTTATATCCATAATAGGCTATCTTATATCAAATAATACAAACTATATTTTAAATATAACCTATTTATATGTCTTATATTTTCAATATATTTATATTATTCCTATAATTCATCATTACTCTTATTTTTATATTAATATAAACAGAAAAAATATAATAAAAAGCCCTATAAGGTTTATTTATCTTTATAGGGCTTTTTATTTAATTTGTATTCAGTTTTTATATATTGCCTTTGATGTTAATATCTATATTTATTATTATATTGAATATATCTTTATAAATAAAATTATTTTTTTCTACTAAGGAAATATAGTTTATATAAAGATTATAATTTACTTTTATTTATCTATAATAAAAATAATACAAATTATAAAGTATTTCTTCGATTACAGTATTCCTCATAACTTATTGTTTCTTTTGTTTGATCTAAATATATCTTTACTTCCCTTAAATTACATTTTCCATCTAAATATTTAACTTGATTTTCATTCAATATGGCATCTGTTAAATCTGGATTACTAAAATTTATACCTATTAAATTTTGATATGTTAGATCTAGATCACTAAAATATGTATCCATTAAATTTTCATCTATTAAATCTGCTTCTCCTAATTTTATCTCGCTTAACTTTCTGTCTGTTAAATCTGTTATACTTAAATTTTTATTGGTTAAATTTATTTTTTTTAAATCTACTCCTCTTAAATTTGTGTGTGTTAAATCTGCTCCTCTTAAATCTACGCCTGTTAAATTTGCGCCACTTAAGTTTGCCGCACTTAAATTTGCGTTTGTTAAATTTGCCCTACTTAAATCTACGTTTGCTAAATTTGCGTTTGTTAAATTTCCTCCTGTTAAATTTACTGTTCTTAAATCGCTTCCACTTAAATCTACATCTGTTAAATTTGCGTTTGTTAAATTTATGCCTGTTAAATCTACATCTGTCAAATGTGCTTTTGTTAAATTTACTCCTATTAAATTTATCTGTGCTAAATCTGCTCCTGTTAAATCTGCTTCTGTTAAATCTGCATATCTTAAATCCGCTTCTGTCAAATCTGCATATTTTAAATCTGCCTCCCTTAAATTTGCTCCTATTAAATTCGCCTGTGTTAAGTTTACTCTTTTTAAATCTGCATCCTCTAAATTTAGATTTTTTAAATTCAGTTTTAATTTTGAGTTACATCTTATATAATTAACAATTGCATTATCAAATTCTAATATATCCTTACTCCACATATGTATTATTTCTAGCATATTAGCAAATATGTTTATTTCATAATTCATTGAATTTTTATAGCATATACCTGTATGATAGGTCATTCCATCTTCTAACATTAAATTAAATGATTCATTTATAATATCAAATTTGTCCTTCAATCGACTATTTATAATTTTATACTTTAAAAATTCTAGTATTTCTGGAGATAAAATATCCTTCTTTAATAAATCCCCTAGAACCCCAGCAAGTCTGTCCTTTGATAATTTTATACCTTCACATATAGAATGGAAAATATGCTCAGATACAAAATATTCATATATAGTTTTATGTATAAACTCCAAGTTAAATTCTGTACTCTCAAACAAATGTTTTATCGGAAATTCTAAAACACTAATTTTTTCCTCGCTAATTTCTAATTCTGGAATACTAGACTGTTCTTTCTGCAATACTAAAGTATTAACTTCAAACATTTCAAATGCAATATCACCTAAAAACTTCAAATACTTTTTTGCATTTTTCGGATTTCTCAAAATTTGCGAAGCATTATCATATTCATATCCGTCTTTTTGAAATTTATCAAATATCCCTCCCCTTTCGGCAAAAATACGATTATACAACTCGGGTTTAGTAGGATTTTTACTGATATCTATTTCCGACATAATAGCCATATAAAGAATTACGGGTATTCCTAATACTTCCAAATTGGATTCTATTTTTTCCCCTTTTTTTAATTTATTCCCTGTAATTTTTGTATAAAACCTATCTACCTTATCAATATTAAATTGTTGAAGTTCAACTACATTTTCAAAACGTGTTGAATCAATATAGGCTGGTCTTGACGTAATGATGCACTTAAAATTATCAAAATCTTTTATACTATCAAATAATGTATCTAGCATATCTTTTTGAATAATTAATGACTTCATCTCATCAAATCCATCTAATACTAATATTTTATTATCTAAATTTTCCTCTTCGCACTCAAACTTCTTACAAATAAGCTCTAATAAATTTTTTTCTAATATAATATATTTCCAATCACGAAACCGTAATATAAGAACTCTATCGTCATCTTTATACCTATTAGCAATCCATGAAGTAATACTTGATTTTCCTATACCTGGTACACCTGTAATAAGCATAGTTGAAGTTCTATCATACTTTATAAATTTATCAATTACATTATCTAATGCATCCTCTTTAGAAAATCTGATACGTTTAATTTGTTTATGTATTTTATAATCAGGTGTTATAAATGTGTCTGCCAAAGTTAAAGGATTTTCATCATTATCTATATGTAAAAAAAGTCTACTGTTCCAATTTTTGATATAATCTCCTTTTTTATTATTTTGGAATTCTTTATTGTTGATAATATCATTATCTTTATTATTAGTTTGAATTTTTTCAAGTAATAATAGTAGTATTTGTTGTATTTGAATTAATATTTGAGCATTTTTATCTAATTTATCAGAATTGTTGTTTGTATCCTCAAATAACTTTTGCACTTCTATTTTAGTATCATCAACAGTATTACTTATTTGTATCAAAAGATCGGTTTCAAATTCTTCACTTCCCTTTTTTAAGGTAAGTAATTCTTTAGCAATAAGAAATAATACTTTTTTAATCTCATTCTCATATTCTATATTATTCTCTTTTAACTCACTATATTTCGACCATAAAAAGTTTTTTAACTGCTCATCATTATACTTATATTCTCTATATATTTCGTCTGTAAGTTCAATCTTAGAAACTAAATCTTTTATTTCAGCTACTACAAAATCACACTTATTATCTGAAATATTTAAAGATAACAAATTTTCTTTAGACAAAACTTTTTCAATCTGAGATTTTCCTTCATAGATAAACTTTACTATTTCAGGTATATAGGTTTCAGAAATACTATCCATAGGAATCTCAATTAGATTTTTAGCTAACTCATTCTCTACCCTATTACTCACTATAGATTTTAAAATAACAGAAACAATTTTAACTGCAACAGACATTTTCCTACTCCTTCCATAGAGCATATCTTTAGTTTAAGGCTAAAGCATAAATAGTACTAAATTATTTCATGTCCTTAGTATATCATATTTTTATTTTTTTCAAATACCAAATAGTTAAATAAGAGAAGTTTATAGCAAAAATTTTAAAAAATAAGATATATTTATATTATCCATTAACTGATATGTTCTATGATGACTAAACAACTTAGATTCTGCCAATTCAAGCACTCCTATATTCAATAGGCTAGATTTAATCTAAGCTTTCAAAGACAGTATAATACTGTTGCACATTATCTATTAGCTCTATGCCCTCTGTAATGTTTAAGGAGTTCTGTCTAATATTATGTCTAAAATATCAAT